TCGCGACTTCCGTAGCAACCAAACCCGCCGCCGACGCGATTACCGTCATGGCCTGTTTGTTCCACGATTTCAGCGCCGCAAAGTAGTACTCGAAGCCCATCTCGGTGGGGTCTACTGGCCTGCTTCCACCCTTACCCATCTCGGTGGGGTCTACCGGCCTGCTCCCACCCTTGCCCATCTCGTTTGGCCCTGCCCCTGGCGGCGGGGGCAGCAACCCAGGAAGTAGCCTGGACTGCTTAACAAGGTCAATCAACTGCTCGCCAAGGTCAGTCACCAGGGCTATCAACTTATGGAATCCATTCTCCATCGGAACAAAGAATCCCAACTGAATCTTACCCGCCGCGTCCAAGGCGTCGTCAGCCACTTTGTCAAACGGCCCCTTCATTCCAGCCGCACCCCTCCCCGAAGCTGTATCTCCCTTGGGCCCCTTCTTCCCGTACCACTTCTCGTACCACTTATCGAACGTTCCCGTCCCCGCCAGGAACCCATATTTGCCAGCGAAGCCCTTGGACCTCTTCCACTTCCTCTGTGCGTCGGAGGAGTCCTCCCCACCCTCGTCTCCAGGCGGGGTGCCTGTGATGGCTGCCCACACCGGCTTCATGGCAATTGCAACCACGTGCGCAAAACGCTGGACCGCGGCGCCCATCACGGCCATCCCGCTCACCCACGCCTGCGAAGCCATCGTGGCCGAGGTAGCCCAGGCATCCCCGACCTCGAAGGCTCCCGTAGTCGCCACGGCCGCAGCTTGGCGCTGTGCCTCCTCGATTACTTGGCCCGCAGCCTTGCCAACATCTATCGACCGCTGAATCGCGTCAGCCATCATCTGGTCTATTTCGGCCTGAGTGTGGTCGAGCCTCGCCAACTCCAAGGCATACTCTTCTGTAATGGCTACCATTCTGGCCGTATGACGCCCGTCCTCTATCTCCCGCAGTGTAGCGATGCTTTCCTTCGTCTTGTTGAACTTCTCTTCCTCCGCGGCAACCAACGACGCAATTCGAGTTGTCTCGGCATCGTAACGAGCTGTTTCGGCTACGTTGCGGTCTTCAATCGCTTTTAGAAGATCCTCGGATTGGTCGGTGGCCAACTTCAATAAGTACTCTTCCTGGTTGATCCGTTGCTGCACCACTAGGATCTCGGCGTTCTTTCCATCAATAATTGCCTGCTGAGCGTTGACTTGATTCTCCATGTCCTTCGAGAGCTTGGCGAAGATTTCCCGCACCACATCAGCCTTCTGGCTATATCCCGCAAGTAGCAGCTCGGCAGCGCGCGCCAGGTCGCCGGTCAATAAGTCCTTGCCGGCCTCAAGCATCTGCTTCTGCCCCTCCGTCGTCAGAGCTATCCGCTCCTTCTCCTTCTCCATCGCCTTCTGGCGGTCCTCTCCACCAAACACTACCAGCGTGTCTGTGACCGCCTTGATCGCATCCAGTTGCGCCTTCAATCCATCGAGCAGAGCCGTCTCTCGCGGGATGTCCAAATCAATGGTCAGCGTATCGAGCCCCAACTTGAGGTCGTCTATACGCTCCTTCCAGTCATCGAGGTAGCCCTTGATGGCATCCCCCTCGTCGGTGATCGCCTTCATCGCCGCGTCGTGTCGAATCTTCTCCCGTGTGGTCAGAAAGGTGGTGTACTCAACCACCTTCTTATGGCGAGCCTCTTCTGCCTTGGCAAGCGAATCTATACCTTCCTTGGCCTTGTTCGCAACGTCTGTCTCCCACCTCTCGGCTTCCTTCTGGCGCGCAGCGATGTTCGCCTTCTGCTCCGCCATCGCGGCTTGCCAGACGGCATACATCGCCATCAATGCCTTGCCCTCATCATCGAAGTAGCCCATCATGAGGTCGTGCCGTTGCTGCTCGGCATCCATCTGCTCAACAACCTTGGCCTTCGCCTCATCGCTCTTTAGCTCGTTTGCCTCGATTGCCATGTTCGCCATGCGGCGGCGGAAACGATCCTCCTCGGCTATCTTCTGCTCCTCAACCCACTCTTGGTATACGGCCATTTTCTCTTCGACGCCACGGGCGTCGCCGAAGTCGAGTTGCGGAACCGTCAGGTTGGCATCTATCAAGTCCCACTCGCTCTGTAACTTCGCGCCTATCATCTCGGCTGTTCGCTGGATGGCCTGCACCATGTCAGCGGGGAGATCCCCGGTCGGCAGAAACTCGGCCTTCAGCAACTCTAGCTCTAGCCTCTTAAGAGCAGCATCAAAGTTCTGAACCATCCCCTCGCCCAGAGCATCCCCAATCTTCTCCCCTTTGTCTTTCGCAACCTTCTCAGCTTTTTCTGCGCCATCCGTCAAGCCGCTTATATCAATCTCGGGAAGCTCAATCTCTCCCGTACTTTCGAGCTCATCCATTGCGCCCTTCGCCTTGTTGAACGCCGCCTCCAGCCCCGCCGCCGCCTCATCCAGCCCCGCCGCAATATCGTCCAACCCTCCAATAATGGCGTTGCCTATATTCTGAACCCCCACGCCGATATAAGCGCGCATCTTCTCTGGGAGCGCCTGGAAAAAACCGTTAAGCAAGACCAAAATAGCGTGGACTGCCCGGCGAGTAAGCTCAATCAACTTCCGCATCCCTATCGCCCAGCCGCGTAGAATCGCGACGGTCCCTCGCATCATGGCATCTACCCAGGAGGAGGTGCCCGATTCCATTGTCCCAAAAACCGTCCGCAACATCCACTTGATTATGTTCCAAACAATGTAGGCAAAGTTCTTGAGTATCTTCCAAATGATCTTCACGGGAATCATAAAGAGCGTTACCCAAGCACCTATAATCAGCCGCATGTTGCGGGTCTTTGCGTCCAACCACAGGACCACGAATGTAAACCAATTGCAGAACTTCAGCAATATCGCCACCACCCCGTCGAGTAAGTACTTCTTGGAGTCGGACCACACCTTCTGGAACAGGCTTCCAACCGGTTGCAGAGAAACGGCGATCTTGTTCTTCGCCTCCTGCACCCGTTGGCCAAAAGTCAACGTCGATTCCGCCGTCTTGGCGATCTGGCCGTCCGCATTTTTCAGTGCGGCTGTGTAGTCATCAATCTCGAAGCGTCCCTCGATAATCGCGGCTGCCATATCGGGGCCTGCTTGCGCTCCAAAAACCTTACCCGCCAGGGTGGTGGCCTCATAAGAGAAGCCCATCTCTTTGATCTTGGCGATAACCGTAGCCATCGCTTCCTCGGCCGGCAAGCCCGCCTTGGCGTAGGCGGTCAACGAGATCCTGAGCGACCCCATCACCAACTCGGTGTTGACGCCCTCGTTCTCGAACCTGGCCAGAAGGGCTGTCGCCGTCTCAAACGAGAACCCCAGTTGCCGCATGGGACCACCATACTGGGTTACGAGTTGTGTCATCCTCTCCATCTCAATGCCGGACTGCTGCTGAATGGCAAAGAATCTGTCTAGCGCGCCAGACTGGGCCTCTGTCGCAATGCTCCAGTCCCCAAAAGCCCTGGTTAGTGAGGCAACACTAACTGTAACGCCCATCTGCTCAAGTTGCATCAATTGGGTAGTCAGTGCCCGAAGAGGCTCCCCCGTAATGTCCAGCCTCTGATGCAAAGCCGAAACCGCTTCCGCCACCCTCCCCAGCGGAACCGTGGCCTCTGCCCCTACCGCCAAGAAATCCGCCTTCAGCTCCTCCAGTTTCGGCCCAACCTCACCGGTCTTCTGAGCTATGATCCGAAACTGCTTCTCGAACTGCTGCCCCACCTTGATTAGCGCCACCGACACGGCCGCCAAGGCAATCACGAAGAGGCCAACCCCTACTGTTGTTGCACTAAGCCCCCCGACAAACTTTATGAGCATACTCAAAAAACCGCCACCAGCCCCCTTGGCTAGCCACAGCCCCGTGGTTACTGCCCCCGTTCCTTCCGAGAGATTGCCTAACTGAGTCCCCGCCATCTTCGCGGCGTCACCCATTGCGCCTAAAGCAATCCCCGTTGCTCTCGCAGCATTCGACGTTTGGGGCAACTTTTTCTCCAGCTTGTAAAACTGGTTCGCAAGCTGGCCGAAACCAACAGCGGTTTTGCCAGCCAGTTCACTTGAGGATCTCAGCGCAGTCCCTACTGCCCCTGCGTTAGCGGAGAGGCCCTGCAAAGCCTTGCCTGCCGTACCAGCCGCCCCAGCAAGCCCCAAGACGACACCCCGGAAAAAACCAGCCTTAGCGGTTGCCCCACTCCACACCGAGCCAAAAACTGACGCTTGGCTACTCAGGTGCCCCAATGCCTTGCCTAGCCCCGAGAGCCCCCCCCCAACTCCTCCAACCTTTACCGCAAACTCTCCGAACTTCTTGGCTGCATTCTCTATGCCCAGGGTTTTGAAAACGGTCCCCACGGCCCCGGCGTTTGCGGAGACGCCCTGAAAAGCCTTGCTCACTCCCCCGACCATCCCGGCAAGACTCGTTAGGGCGCCTCGGAACACCCCCGCTTTTTGAGTAGCCACGCTCCAGACCCCACCAAAAATCGTCGCCTGGCTACCTAAGTGCTCCAACGCCTTGCTTAGCGTCGAGAAGATCGTCCCGAGCCCCCCGACCCTCACCGACACCTCGCCGAATTTCTTGGCGGTGTCCTGTGCCCCGTTCCCCGCTTTATACATCGCCATCATTGCGTTGATCGAGTGATCTGAAATCGACCGCAATCCAGCCACCAGCGGGGTGGAAAACTTGGCAAGGTTCGCACTCGCCATTGTCTTTAGGGTTGCTACGAAGCCCTTTACTTTGGCTGACACCTTATCGAAGGCATCGGAAATCCGCTCGATTCCCACCGAGCCCTCATCACTAGCCAAAGCTTTCTTCATCGACTTGATGGTTATAGACATCGTTGTAATGTCAGTGTTGACTTGCTTGATCTCCCCCTTCAGGGGGGTTATCGAAGCCTTCGTACCATCTATCCCCTTCCCCAACCCCAAGGCTGATGCCGCCGCCCCCGTGAATCCGCTCTTCAACCCCCCCAACCCACTCGACAGCGACACCACCTGGTCTTTTAGTTTCCCGCCTGCGGCCACCGCCTTATCAAAAGCGTCGGCTATCTTCTCGACCCCCACCTCGCCTTTAGTCGCCTTTAGCGCTTGTGACACCCCCGCAATACGATCCCGTAACCCCGCAGCAGAGGAAGCCGCACCGTTGAACCCCATCGCAATGCCCTGTGCTGCTTTCCCCAGCCCCAGCATTGACTTGAGTGCTGTCCCCGCACCTTGGATGGATATGGCAAGGCTCGCAAACAACCCCCTCATCTTTTCCCCGAACACCCCCTGAAGGCTTGCGCCAAGCGATGTAATGACAGGGCCAAAAGTAGCAAATTGCTTCCCTACATCGGCTATCAAGGGGCCGGCTCCCCCGGCTGCCTTTATGGCAGCGGAGAAGCTAATTAGGCTATTCGCAAGCATAACCACCCTGCTGACGAATCCAACAGCACCTGACGTTGCCTTGAGAAAACCTGCGCCCAGGTGCACCACTCCCATCGCAAGACCCGTGACCACTTTTGTGGCGATCCCCGCCACACCCCCTAGTATTGTGAGTGGGAGAAGGACAAGACCTGCGGCCATCGAAAGCAATTGAAGCTTCCCGGCAAACCCCTGTGCCCCCAAGCCCAAGGACTGTAAACCCCCCGAAACCTGCTGGAGCCTCCCCCCTAGCTCCGTCGAGGCAAGCGATGTCCCCTTCATCTTTCCCGCAACGAATCCAATTGCCGTCGCGGCCTTGTTCGCGCTTTTGTCCATCCCCACCATCTCCAAGCCAACGGGGACAAGTTGCTTTACAAGAGTCTTTGCGATAATCCCCGTCAACCCGAAACGGTCGGCAAGCTTCAACGCCGTCTCCGCGACCGAGAGTATTTTCTGCCCAAGCTCAACCAAACTGGTTGCGGCTTGCTTGATTCTCTCGATGAACGCCATTATCTCCTTCGCAATGCCAGTGATCTCCCCCACCAGGGAGGTTGTCGCAGCAATAACCTGTTGAAAGCCGCCCTGGGCCAGCTTGAGCATACCAGTTGCGGCCTGCTTGATCCCTTCCCCAAACTTCCTTATCTCTTGCCCCACGCTAGCGAGTTTCCCCGTAAAGGAGGTTATCGCCCCGTTCACTTCCTGAAAACCGTCCTGGCCAAGTTGAATCATGCTCGCTGCAACTTGCCTGACCCCTACGCGAAACTTCTGGATCTCTTTCACAACGAGGGAAATCTTCCCAGTAAAAGAAGCGGCCGCAGCAATAATCTCTTGAAAGCCACTCTGCCCAAGTTGAATCATGCCAGCCCATGTCTGCCTTAACTCGGCACGAAACCTCTGGATCTCCCTCACAACAAGAGTGAGCTTGTCGGTGAAGGCAGTGGCCCCAGCAAGTACCTGTTGAAAACCCCCCTGCCCCAACAAAACCACAGCGGCGGCAGCCAGCTTGGCCGCGCCGCTAAACTTCAGTATCTCCTTCGTCGCGCTGGCAAACTTCTCCATAAGGGCAGTAGCCGCAGCAGTGACTTTTTGAAAGCCACCCGTCTCGGCCGTTGACCGGAGTTTTAGGAGGACTTCAGCCTCGGTCATTTCTTCTGTGCGTCCTTATAGGCTTTCGCCACACGGGCATCGTATAACTTGAACCAATCGTCCAGCACCCCCAGCTCCACCAGCGAGAGTTGATCTGGGTCGATTGGCTTTGACGCTACCTTCCGAGAACCGAAATGGGCGGCGAGGTCCAACATCCTGAAGAACCTCGCCACCCAGGGCTCACAATAATCCCCCGCGTGCTGCTCGCACCCTGGTTTACGCTCGCCTTTGCACGCGCAGATCGCCCAAGTTAGGCTTCCTCCTCGTCCGTGGCTTGGGATAGTTTTGGGTCTCTCATCGCCGGCTTGGAAGCCTCTTCGATGTGTACCCTCAACCTAGCCAGCAGCGCCGTCGCAGTCTCCAGTGGCAGAGATGAAAACGCCTCTGCCCTGTCCGACTTCCTGGGAGAAGAAAGTTGCTGCCAAATCTTGGCCGCATCTCCGTCATCCGCACTGACCCCCTTCACCCACGTCGCAAAGGTCAGACGGTTGATCTCTACGATGTCAACCCGAATGCCCTCCTTGGCGTTGGTCTGTTGCCCCTTGTTGGCGATCTGGTCGTCCTCGTTTTGTGTGATGCCCGTCCTGGCGTCTATCCGAACACCCTCCCGCACATAGGGCGTCCAATCAACATCGTTCGGCTCGCACCCCAACAACTTGCTCAGGGTCTCGTACAGATCGGTCCCTACTGTCTGACACACCCTGACAAAACCAGGGTCGTCAAACCTCAAGGGCACCGTGTCAGTCGCACTTACGGTCCACCGTACCGTCCCCATCGCACTCCTCCTAATCTACGGGGCCGCCAGCACCAGAGAGCCATGCCCCCCTGGCCGATACGGCCCCCGTTGATTCCAAGCCGGACAACTGCGGACATGGCGCAGTCATACAGCCTGCTAGGAGAGCGAGGGAGTCCAGACCCCCGTGGGCTCAAACTCAACCTCGACCAGCGTCACGCCGTTCTCGCCAGGCTCGGCAATGACGGTGCTGCGAATGATGTTCGCCTCACCGGTGGCTGTCCACGACAACGTGGTAGTGTTGAACGTTGCCAAGACTGTTCGAGGGTTATTTGCCGTGGCGTTCTCCACGAAGTCGTCTACCGGATCCGGCGTCCCACCCACATCTGCCTCAAACTGGAGAGTGAAGTTCGACGGAACCTTGAACCCCGTCGCCTTCCGCACGGGGGCTACGTCGGCCGCACCCGTAACATCCTGGGCGGGATAAGTCATCTCACCCAGCTTGTCCATCCCCCCCACCAACAGGGCCGTGTAGGCTGTGGGGCTCCCCGACTTGTTGTCAATGTTTACCACACGCTCGGAAATGATCGGCATTGCCATCGTAAGACTCCTATTCTTTGCGAGTTAATCCCATCCAGAAAGTAGTGTCCTGGCTCCCGCCCGGTGCACCACCGTAGGCCCAGGAGCAGGCGACATATCGGTCGATGTTTCCCGCGATTGCGATGCGCTCCGCTGTCCCTGTGTCAACATCCGAGTCGGCGTATTCCACCGTGATAGTTGTGAAGGTGCCGAGGTCCACGAAGGTCACGTTGTCCGCCGAGTCCCGCAACTTGAAAACGATGCCCGTCCCGCTGTCGAGGTTCAGCGCCGTCACGTGGAGATACCCGGCTCCGCCATTACGGCTGCTCGTCCGCGTGCCCGTCCCACCCGTTCCCCCCACGGTGACGTTCACCGGGATCGTGTAGGTGTTGGCCCCCGTTTTTGTTACAACGTGGGAGCCGTTGATGGTAGGAGTTGATCCGGTATGACCCGCAATCAGAACCGTGTCACCCGTCACCAGTCCGTGCGCCGTTGACGTGATAACGCTGGGGTTCGCCACTGACGACGACGTGATGGCGACCGCCGTTGCCATCGTCCCGTGATTGGCCGCAGCCGCTTCGGTGTTTCCAGCAATCGTCTGCTCGCTGAGAACGTGGACGATCTGCCCGTGCTCCAGCCCGTTGGGCGTTACCTGGAATGTCACCTCGTACGGCGTCAACTCCGCCGCCTCGCTCGTTGGCGTGAATGTAGCCTTGTGGACCTGCACGCCCTCAAACTTGTTGCCCAACGTGTCGCCGTTGTAACCCCAAGCGCATACTCTCCCCGTGGCATCAACCAGATGGAGTAACGAGACTAGAGTCGTGTAGTCGGTGTCGAACCACATAGAAAACGACATGTCGTCAACGTCAACGTAGCCCGTCTGCGAGCGGACCGGCGCCAAATCGAACGGCCCCGTCCTCTCCTGCGTCTTGGGCTTTGCCGCTGGCGGGGTGAACGATCCTGTCAGGCCAGACGCCGAGAGGATGACTCCCTGGAAGTACAGCCAACGCCCACTAATGGTTACGGTGGTCATTCGACCTCCTCGTCCTCGTCCTCATCGGCGTTCTCAATCAGCACACCCTCGACATCGGCCAGCGTAACCCGCCCGCCGTGGCCCGTGCCCCAGACAGTCAAAAGGTCCAGCCCCACCTCCGCCGCTCGCTCGACCGCCGCTTGTGTGGCGTTCGGCTTGTTCCTCGCAATGGCGCCTATGGTGGATGTTGCCTCCACCTCTTCAATCAGGCCGCGCCCCAGAAGCACGCTCACCGAGCTGATGGGGATGCGCCCCTCCACGACATCGCCGGGGGAGTAGTGCTCTAGGTCGTCTTCGGCTATCTCGAAGTTTTCCCCCGCCACCCGGCGGGCAAGATCATCGTCAATTCTGGGGAAGTGGATACCGTCCCCTGGCCCCCACCCAGTCCGCAAAGCCACACGGAACGTGCGGGGATCTCGTAGTTCACTCATAGTGATGTCTCCTTCCCGGTACTCCAGATTACGATGCGGGCGTCTCCAAGATACGCATTCCGTTCCTTGTCGGTTATTGTTGCATCGTAGTAAACCTCCGTGGGGCCACCCACGCCCCACTCATGCCCCATCGAAGCGTACCCCTCAGCCAGCATCTCAAGTATTGCCACTACATACCGCATCATCATCCGCCGTATGGTCTCCGCTGACGTTATTGCCCTGCCCTGATCTATGGATAACTCGGCAACAATCGCAACCAAAAACCTGTGCGCCCACAACCCCCCTTGTTTCATTCCCATTGCCGATGGCACTCGCCTCGATTCCTCAGGGACAAAGTACACCACCGGAAACTCTGACTCGGCCCCTAGCCAGGGGTCGGATAACCGCAACGCCGCTATGGCTGGTAGGGGAATCCCATCACTGTACCTGGCAGCCACGGAGGTCAGCTTGGCGGCTCCGTTGGCCTCGATATACGTGATGGCCGCCTCAGCAGTCGCCTCCGCAAATGCCCAACTCATTTGCGGCCCCCTACCCCAACCTCTCTCGCCATCTCCGCCATGTACGCAGCCGCCATCTGTATCAGAGCCTTTTTGTCCTCGGCGTCAAAGACGACTACTTGTCGTTGCGGCATCGTTCTCGTTCCACACTGATGGAATATTGCGCTTGGGGCGGAAGTCCCATACTCCGCTTGCCGCTCCTCGAGTCGCGTGATGCCATACGCACCGCTTTCTTCAAAACTCTGCCGAAGCGTTCCCTCCCGCTGCAAGATCTTCTTGCCGGGATAGCGCTGTGCTTTGTAAGCCGCATACCGAGGGGATAACGGTGCCCACTGCCCACTCCCCTCTGAGTCCATCCAAGCACGCCATTTCGGTCTGAGATGATCCGTCCCGTATCGTTCAAAGAAGGGACGCCAGTCTCTCGTGTGCCTCTCTAACTCCTGTAGTCCCTTCAGGACTTCCTGCACTCCACCCGTAATGGCTAGTGTCAGCATTACATTTTCCAGGCCTCGTTAAAAACAGGCTCTCCAATGGTCCCCAGGTCAACGTCCTCGTCTGGGTACTCAACAGTCCAACTCGTCGGTAAAGCCCCCGATACCAGGCTCGCCCCTGACGAAAACGCTGTCCCATCCCACATGGATGCTATCTGTTTGTCGTACTGATCCCGAAACCACTTTGCTGTTTCCTTCAACTGCCCGCGATTGTCTCCAAGGAGCGCGCAGACCCCCGTTGCGTTGACGTGCCCCAGCCACGCTACAAACTCGGCTGGCTCCGTTGCGGGAACGCTCAAGCCATGCGACGCCAAGGCCGCGTTTTCCTCGGCGGCGATATCGTTAATTAATGATTGGACCTCGTTGATCGTTGGCACCGAGGTCTCGGTGAGGGCCGGTCCCCGTAACCGGCCCTCCACATGAGCTAAAGTGGTATACGCCACCCTCCACCCCTACTCGAAGCGAGTATACCTCAGATAACAGGTTGCCGCTCCAGCCGTCGGATCGGTACCCGCCGACACGTCCCGAATGTCGATGTCGATGGTCTGGGCGGCCACCTGCGGGAACCCCGTCGTGATACCGTCGAGGAACGCCCCGATAGTGGCCGCTGCGAATCCCTGCCAGCCAGCCGGCCAGCCGGTTCCTTCGGTATCGGCAGCTTGCAGCGTTGCGTCTGCCAATACCAGGTAACCGTCCGTATCCGTATCATCCCCTATGATCAACTGGCAGTCATCGCCGGTGCAATCGAAGTTGGTCGTGACGTTGCAGAACACTCCCTTGATGAGCCACTTCTGGCTCCCAGGAATGGTCCACAGCGCGCCGTTGGTGGATGTTATAACGGTTGCCGGAACCCAAGACTCAAAGCCGATCCCTTGAGCCGTGCCGGCTGGCGTTTGCGCTCCACCGTCAAGGTAGGCCAATTCGTCGATCTCCAGCTTGCCCTCAACGTAGGCGTCCTCGCCATTTTGCGCCTGAGTCGGCGTGCCATTGCCCACACTCAGATTGCCCGTGATGATTCGGAACAGTCCCGACCCGGTTGCCAGGATCGTCTGAATGATATCGTCAGACGACTCGTCTAGGTAGGCGCCGCGATCGGCGCCCAAGTACAGCGGTGTGCCATTCGTGTCCACGCCATCCTCGGTGACGATGATTCCACCGTTCGTCACCGTGAGACCACCGGTAGTGATGATCTCGGCATTCGCCAGGGTCAGGCCACCATTAGTCAAGAAGTCGGTCCCCGCGTTGCCGATGTTTAGAATCGGGTCGGCAGTCATATCGAGATCATCGGTCAGCGAGAGGCCCCCGGCAGATGTGAAGTCGGTGCCGGCGTTCCCGATGTTCGAGATGATCGCCGCACTCATGTCCAGCGGGTTCGCGAACGTGAAGGTGCTCGCCCCAAAGGTTGCCTCCACCGTCGAGCCATCGAACACCGTCAGGCCGTCACCGGTGCCGTCCTGGCGGATCTTCAACGCGTCACCTGTGTAAGTGGTCTGAATCTCCAGGGGGGCCGGGAACAGTGGAACATCCATACCAGCCGCCGACGGCCCCCCAGGATTCACCGCTGGTGGGAGTTGCACGATCACAGGCTGCGTCAGAACCAACCCCAAAGCAGTTGATCCAACCAGCAACGCTGCAAACGCCACGAGTAGAGCCGTGGTGGCTCGTTGTCCATTCATACTCCACCCCCCTTAGTTGACCACAGAGCAGAAGTACATCGGCAGGGAGACACCCACGTTGTAGTGGCCCCTGACGGCATAGATCAGCATGTCACTCTCAACAGCCGATGCGTCATCCACGGACGGGCGATTCATAATCGCCGGCTGCGCTATCCAGCTGTAGATAAACGGATTGAGTTCCTCTCCGGTGTGCAACCCGTACCAATTGTCCGTATCAGAGAGTCGCGCGAGTTCGTAGACCGTGTAACCACCCGCGCTCCACTTGTTCCCCATTGTTGGCGGAATGACGCCGGTCTGGAGCGTCGTGCCCCCAGGATCGCGCGTGCCGCCAAGCACCTTCGAGAACTTCAGTCCCAGGTCTGGCGGGATAATGAGCACGTTTGGAGACAGCTCCATCTCCTCGCCCGTGTCATCCTGAAACCTCATCATGGTCGTGCGGAGCGTCTGGATGTCAGTCTCAATGTTCGCCGCGGTCGTCCCTGTCCCCGCGAGAAGGTTGTCGGTGTTCGCCGCCGCGCCGTAGGCGCGGGTGTTGGCAAACAGCGCTGTCGCGTCGAAGGCAGTCGGATTCGCCTCGAGCTGATCGAACGACAACCGGCCAGGGTGTCCTGCCGCGCGCTTTGCCAGCCCCGCCACGCGTGGCGGGATCTGGTTCTGATTGTCAGTCTCCAAGTCTGCCAGTCTCACCTTGAGCGCGGCCTTGTAGACCTTGTGGGTGATCGAATAGCTGTAGCGGTTCAGCGCCCCAATGTGCAGGTCTTCCCGTGTCGCATCCTGCATTTCTGGGGTTTCGCCCAGCCAGTCGATGTTCTGGGTGGCGTGATTTGACTTACCCATGTCGGTAACGAGATCGCGCCACGGAAGATTGTCCTGAGCCGCGTTGAAGCTCGTGAGCCACGCTGCGCGCACCGCATTGGTGAGAGCCGATACGCTGGACGCCTTGATAGAACCAGCCATTGTGTTTCCTCTCCTTTACAGTGCGTAGAGGCGCACGCCGTAAGCCGGAATGAAGACCCAGCCCTCGGCCGTGGAAATATACGGATGCACCAGGATCCCGGCCTTCAAGCTCTGCCCCGGCTGAGTCTCATCCACCGTATTGTCATCAATCACGTACATCAGAGGGTTGGTGTTAATCATCGCCCGCGTAATGCTGGATGCTGCCATTCGACAAGCAATGTTCGACACCACTCTCACGTTCAATGCCCCATCTGCGAGTCCCGTGGCAATCACGGTCTCGTCGGCCCACCCAACGACAAACTGAGCGGCCGTGTCGGCCGCCGGAAGAGCGTAGCCGTCGGCGTCAATCATCACCAGCCCACCCTCATAGATAATCTCGCCTGCCTCTACGGGGTACTCGGTGTAGACCGCGTTCTGGTCTCCCTTTGTCTGACGCGGCCCTGCGGTCGTGGCGGTTTTGGCGGTCATGCCCCTACCTCCTTCTTGGCGGGCTTCAAAGCCTTGGCGGCAGCCTGGTCACCCACTGCGGCGGCTGCTTCCTTTGGCTTTAGCAACCCCTCGCTGGCCAATAGATCGACAAACTTGTCGGCGTTTCCTGCGATGAACTTTCTACCGTACCCAGCCTTCCTCATCGCAACATCCACGGCTTTTCCCTTCAAGATCAACTCGGCGCACAACTTCATTCGCGCCGTCGGTCCTTTCGTGGGGATGCCGAG